GCTCGATGGCTATGGTATCTTAGAAGCTAAACTCACAGCTCAGGAAGTCGAGAATGAGCCAGCGCCTTATCGTGGTGTCATACAGTTACAAGGTCAAATGGATATTATGAAAGCATCATGGGGCGCTCTTTGTGTGTTATACAAAGGCACAACATTACGCATATTTTTATATCCTATTAATGAAGATCACATCAACATGATTCACAATGCAGTAGAGGATTTTCAAGAGCGTTTGAATAAGTACAAAACCAATCAAGAGATTGAATGGTATGACTTACAAAACTCTTTTGAAGCTAGTCGCGTGTTTGATCGTGCGGAAAAGAGTACGATTGAGTTACCCGAAGTTGAGATCCAAGCTGAGAAGATCATCACAATTCGTGAGCAAATCGCGGAGTTAGAAGCACAGATTGATCGCTTACAAATCAACATTATGGAGCATATGAGAGATCACGAAGTATGTAATGCGGGTCGTTACAAAATCTCATGGCCTATGCGTTCTTACAAAGCACAGCCAGCAAAGACTGTGCCAGCTAAGGAAGCCTATGTTATCAGGCAATCTAAACTATCTATCAAGGATCGCATATGAGACATTATGATTTAGCAACAAAGTCTTTTGAAGATATAGGGTTAAAGCCATTTGGTCACGATAAGCTTGGCCCTAAGTTTGCAGACAAAGATTTTTTAACAGCAGCAGCAAGACTTATTAACAACAATTATTTATTTGAAAGGAAAGCCAAAATGATATCAACAGATATTGAAAAAGCAGAATCACACTTAGAAACAGCAATCACAACATTTAAAAAACAGTACAATCAATTCAATCAGGTTGAGGAATTGTTTTCTAGTGATGCAAAGAAAGCAGCAAGCTCAGTTAAAGACGCAGAAGAAAAGTTATTGCAAGGTTTAGCAAGGGTAGAGAAAGCAGCTAACTTTGAAAGACTTAATCGTTATGTAGAGTTATTAGAGCGAGCAGCTACAGCTATGAATCAGTTAGCAGCTTTAGAAAAGGAAGGCAGACTAGACAAGATAGCCTCTGCAATTAGATAATGAACGATCAAGATCGTTTTGAAACAGAAGTTATGAATGAATTACAACAACAGGAGAAAAGTATGAAAACTATCGCAACAGCCTTTGTTAAGGCACAGAAAGAGTTTGCACCAGCACTCAAGACATCAACGAATCCACACTTTAGATCTAAGTATGTGTCTTTAGATGGATGTATTGAAGCTGTATTGGATGCACTCAACAACAATGGTATTGCACTCATCCAACAGACGCACGATTGTGAAAGCGGTGTCAAGATTGAGACTATATTAATCCACGAAAGTGGTGAGACTTTAACAGGTGGTATCTTACATGTACCAGCACCTAAACAAGACCCACAAGGATATGGATCAGCCCTCACTTATGCCCGTAGATATAGCCTTATGGCTACTTGTGGCATAGCCCCAGAGGATGATGATGGTAATCTAGCTACAGAAAGAGCTGGCAGTGTTGTAAAAAAGCCACAAACTAACTCTTTATCCTTCTTTATTCCCAACAAAGAGGCAATTAGTTGCCCAGATCTATTGACATGGGAGAAGAATTTTGATGCAATGTCTGAACAGCTAGTTAATTCTAGCCTACCAACAGAGGATAAGATAGCAAAACTCAAGGCACTAATAGACGTAAACTTACCGACATTAGATCGCTTACCCGTAGATAAGAAGGTTCTATACATAGGCAGACAAGCCACTAGAATCAACAGAACGAAAGGACAATCAAATGAAACAAATAAAAACTAACTTCAATGCTTTTGAATGGCGTTATCCACGCTCATTTAAAGAGATCAATGGCTATGAATACGAGGTGACAATGGAGTCACCTAAAGAGAAAAGGCAACGCATCTGGAGAGCAACAAAGATCTCCGTAGGCATTGCCTTATCATTGTATGCTTGGCTTATTTATTCATTACGTACATTGTAACTTCGAAGCCAAAGCGCATTTCAGTAGCTGCTGGAGTTGTCCACATGGTGTTAGTCCTTATCTATGACAAGCAAGATTACTTGTTACGCAAAGTATGCACTTTTTGCAAGACAAACTAATCAGTAAAACCATGAAAGCTACCTAATGAAGGAGACTTTATGTTAGATATTGCAGCAGTCATGTGTATGAGTTTGACCATGTTCCATGAAGCCAGAGGTGAACCTATCTCTGGCCAAGTGGCAGTGGGGTATGTGCTTTATCGGAGAGCTGACTTTGACCAAAAGAATATATGCTCGGAGACTTTCAAACCACACCAGTTTGAATGGACTAAAAAAACAAAGCATGTCCCGCCTTACAAAACACTCAAACCATTCATAGAATTATCCCAAAAAATTATCCAACAACAAATCAAAGACAGTAGCAAGGGAGCTAGTTACTTTCATCATGTTAAGATGGATAATCAGTGGGGTATGAAGCCAAGAACTATTATTAACAATCATATATTTTATTAGGAGGATATTATGGATGATGATTTAGAGCAGCCTAAGAAAGTTAAGAAACCACTCAAAGGACTTCAAAGATTATATGAAGAACCGATGGAAGATGAGGACTTAATTAGTAACTTTAAACATGACCATGGCATACAGGATCATTATGACGAATAAAGAAATATGGCTAACGCTAATGTGTATAGTGTGTATATTTATAATGCTATTTGTTAGCGTTGAGGTAAACATTAATCAGATCAAGCCAAGAAGTTTTGCAGACAAAGATTTAAAGTGTATTGATGGCAAACTATTTGAGGAAGTAAAGAAGAATATGTTTGTGACTAACCATCTTGAATGCTTTGAGCAAAGAAAGTTCTAGCTAAGTCATTGATTGTAAAGAAAGACCTACACAATCGCTCTATAACGCACGATCTCTAGGTGGGTAATACCTTAGCCTACCTAGTTTTAGTGTAAAGCTTGAGGTTTAGGGGAAATGTAGAGCATCTGCATGTATTCTGCATTGATCTCTATGTAATCATCCTCGTTTTCAGTGAAAAAAATTCTAATGATTGAAAGAGGTTGCTCCTCAATGATCTCAATATCCCAAATCTTACGACCAATAAGTTTGTCTAAGATATCTATTTGTTCTGATGTTGGATTTTCCACTAAACAATTTTACCATTCCATTTACCATTTGTGTTAAGAACCATTGGCATTAGTTTAGGTTGCCCATTCAGTATCATTCCACATCCAACAATGAATCTAGTCTTGAAGTTCTTAGCATAGTTAAATGCCATAGACTTCTGATTGATAAGTGATCCCACTTGCATACCCCAAACTAAAGCATCGGGATTGCTATAATAGGACACAGAGAATTTGGTATGGTAGTGGCCTTGCACTGTATTCATTCCGTATTGCATAGCTACCTTGAGTACGTCAGCAGATAATCCATGGGTAAAGAAGCAACGTGATCCATCTGATAAGCTAATGGTAATATCTTCTTCCCATTGCCATCCAGGTCCAACACCCAGGAAATCATTGTAATGTTTAAGATAACCCTTAGGTACTCCATGCTTTAATGCACGTCTGTATAACATAGATGAGTGATTGCTATGTACAATCCTCATCTTAGGAAAGATCTTTTCTAGTGTTTGAATGTATGCAATAGACGCTGCCAACTCATGGCCAGCAGAGAATAGATCTGGATCGCTATCATGCATAGACATCGCATGCATATCTAATTCATCTCCTATATTTATAACTAAGTCTGGTTTGTATTTTGTCTTGAGCGCTTTAAGAAAGTTGAATGCATCTGGGTGGTGATAAGGTATATGGAGATCACTGATTACTAATACGGACTTGTATGCTTGTGCCATTACAGCTCCTATAAATTAGGTATCTGAAAGATAGCACAGTTAGTTTGTTAAATCAATAGCCTGACTTAAACATCTTAGCTTCTGCTTCACGTCTTAGTTGAAGTCCTTTAAGCACACGACCACCAGCACGACAATACTTTAGGAGCGATTCCATAGCAGCTTCTTTATCGCCACGAAGCAACGCTTGACGGAGTGTTGATCGCTGAAATGTACCCAAGCCAAGGTTAAAGGCAAAAGATATAATGCAATCAAACTCGCACTGTCTAAGAGGCACGTTAGGTAGCATCTTAGATACTCCCAACTCGAAACGATTGAGGTCGGATTTAAGAAGTCCATCTATTTCTTCTTGCGTAAAAATTCTGTTCCAAGAATCAGGCAAATGTTTGCCATCGCCGATAAGGTGACCAACACCCACAGTATACAGGTTTGCAGCACAACGATAGGGCCGACTACGCACACCTTCAAAATGTTTAATAAGTTCGATACCACGCTTAGATACTTTCACGTTTCTTTTCCCATGTGCGAGAGCCAAAGTAGAATCCAATGATAGAAGCTACAATGCTCATCTCATCGCTAGAGAATATAGCATCCATAGATTCTGGTGTGAATCCACCAGTAGATTTAACTGCCCATATGAAGCCAGCTACATCAACGAATACAAGTAAGCCTACAAAAGTAAATGCAACGAATGGTCTGACACAAGCATTAAGAGTCTTGACCCACTGTGATGCACCTTCTACAAGCTTAGTGTCATGTGCATATAATGCTTCACGTTCTTGAGCGTACGTTTCTGCGTACGTTCCTTCTAATTCAATAGCAGCAATCTTCTCTTGAGATACAAAACCTTTCTCTGCCATACGCATAGCTTGTTCGTTCTGTAACTTAGCCATCTCACGCTCATGTGCTTGGTCACCTTTTTGCTGAAAAAATCCTAATAAACTCGGGAGTCCACTAGTGGCAAACCCTAAAATTCCGCTGATGATGCTAAACATTCCTAAAATTCCTCTCTATTAAATTTGTATAAATCACAGATGATATTAACATATTTGTTAAACTTCTTTTCATGTGCATCAAAGTCATTGTGTCCATGATACCAAAGCATACAATGGATCATCTCATGCATAAGTGTTTCAGATATCTTTAAGTATGTATCATTAGAGATATCTATTTGTATTCTAGTAGGCTCTGTAAGAAAGTAACCTAGCACCTCACCTTTAGTATTGATGATACTGAAGTTTACCTTGTGCGGTGCTGGCATCTTGTAGCCATTGAATGGAGGTAGCCCAACAAAACAAGCATACATCTTACGCAAGTTTTGTTTGGTAAGTAGCTTCATTACTTGGCCAATGGATTGATCGTTGATTTGCGTAATGCTTTCATCTCCTCACGCACTGCGTTGAGTGACACATCAATCTCTCTTTGTGATCCTTTAATGATGGCTGCTGTTTCTTTAGATGTAGCAAAAGCTTCTGATGCTTTCTCATACGCTCTGTTGTTAGACATAGCTAATTCAATCATACGATTGTCAGCAGCTTTAACTCTATCTTCTACTAATGTAATGCGTGTTTCAACATTACTCATCTTCTTTACTTCTTCAATTGTCGAAGTCAAATCGTTGAATAGGGTTATCCCGTAGTAGACTGCTCCACTGGTAGGAACTAGCACTGATAAGATTATCCCCAATATCATCTGCGAGGATAAGTTTAAGGTATACTTCTTGTTCTCTTGCGTAGTCATTCTCTTGCTCCATGTTGATTGCTTCTATGATCTGTTGGTTCTGTATCGTGTATGCTTGAGTCAATAGTTGCATGCTCATAACAATCCCAAACCCAGGCACTATTTCTTTTCCCTTTGGCAGCTCCGTCTTTACCTCTGGCGTAGATGTTGTAGAACTCGTTGTCGTTGAAGTTTCCGCTGACTTCACTTCTTCTTTGCCCGAAGTAGGTGCTTGTTGAGTCTGCATCTGCACATTGTCCATCGGCACAGTTACAGGATCTATTACTATGACTGGTGCATTCATGGGATTCAGTGGGCTTGTCACACTGAGTGGACTTGTCGGACTGATTGGATTCGTTGGATTGTCCATCGACTTGACACAACTGTTGGTAACTTGAATCCAAGAACCAAACGCTGGAGTCGAGTATGGATCTGAGCATGTCGAAGTTCTTTGCTCTAGTATTGATCCAGTGTATCCAGCTTCGCATGCTAGTGTCCTTTGTTCTGTAGTTTCAAAACAAGTTGGCGGATCTTGTGTGCAATTATCTGACGTAGTTGTCCAAGAAGTCCAAGTGCTTGAGCTACAAGCATAGGAACGACTCTGATTAACCACGCCACTATAGTGTGGTAGAGGGCAACTAAGCGACTGATACTCCACTGTATCGGTGCAGACTGGCTGAATGTATGGAGCGCAGATAGGATCATCTGGCCTATACGGACACCATGCTGTAGCAAGCGCTGTAGCATCGTCAATGCCATGGCACTGTAAGTTACTAACCCAGCCTTGAGTTGTTGGAACATATGTGCAATACCATGCATAGAGTGGGTTACTCCACAGGAGTATTAGGAATAAGAGGGAGCGTATAGGTTGAACCATATAGTTTCTCAAATCGTTTTGGATCTCTCTCATGCCATGCACGTTTAGCTGTATAACCTAGTGAGCCACCAATAGGGCAAGGTGAGCCAGACATTTCCATAGCTTCCCAAACACGATTGTCTTGACACAATACTGATACTGCTGCTACCTTTAAACCTAAATCGTTAAGTGTCTTAGCTAATTTGATACGCTCACAGTTTTCATCTGTGATAGTAGCACCACCACTGATAGAGAACATACCTGTGTTAGCACCACCAGATACGCCAGACTTACACATGTCATTAGAGAAGCCAGACATGGATGGGGCCATAGCACTTGGCACTGGCATCCCTTTGTTATTGATTGTAGTTGTGTCTGCTTTAGAATCCATAGACAATGCTAGTAACATTCCAATAGACATGCCAACAATTAAGGCTACAATGTTTCTTAATGATTGCATCATTTCATTCCGTTAGTAAGTAGATAAACAATAACAAATCCAGCAGTGCCTAATAGGATCTGCTCTAGTCGTTTCAATCTAGCATTAATTGACTCATAACGATAAGCACATACTTCCTCGTGCGTGCTTAGTCTTGACTCAACTTCATTAACATTATGCTTAACCATTGCTTTTCTTTCTTATTTTTCTTCAGAAGTTTCAGTAGGCTTTTCTACTTGTTGGTCTGCTTGTTGTTTGATTTTTACCACTAGATTCCATGCACCAGTTTTAGTAGGAAGTTCACCCAATACATTTAGTAATCCGTTCACTTCTTCTACTGTTAAAACTAAGTTAATTTCTTGCATAACTACTCCTAATTAAAATGGTAATGGTGGATTAACTACAGTTGGATTTTTAAGAGCCTCTAATTGATTGCTTACATTTGCTTCGTAAGCAGCTACTTGCTCTTCACCAAGTGCATCTTTTACCCATGCTACTACAGCTTCTTCTGTTAAGCTGTCATAGTCTGTAAAAGGACTGCCTTCTTCGTATGTAACTTTTTGAGAACCATATACAGAAGTTGCATAGTAACCATCTGTGCTTAAAGGTATTTCACCATCTATATTTGAAAATATTTGACCTTCTACACCATTAAGTCTCCAATGGATAGTTTCTACTACATTTGTTTTACCATCAAAAGATGGTTTACAGTTTAATGCTTCTATTTTCCATGTTAATGCCATTTTATTTTCCTTATTGATTTGATGAGTCAAGTGTTACGTTAGCTCCGTCAAAAGATACAAATTCAACATCTATAGAACCGCCTATAAACGATACAGCTGGAGTAGTTATTCGCAATGTATTTCCGCTCCAGCTTAATGACGGAAGTACTGAAGAACCCCAAACTTCTGAAGCTACAAAAGCACCTTGTGTTCTTGTTCCACCTTGTGAAGCTCCAGCCCATGCTGATGCTGCACTGCCTTGGTCTCCAATAGCATTTACCCATCTTATCTTTACAGTTACAAATACACGAGTATTAACAGTATTAAAACTATCAATTGTAAGTAAATTAATTGTTTTAGCAGAACCACCATTAGTAAAATACTTTCCAATCATCCGCCCATGGGCGCCAGGACCTGTAGTTACAATAGAAGCATTTTGACCTGTAGTTATACTTAAAGCCCCAGTTGGTGTTGATGTTCCAATTCCTACATTACCAATAGAGTTTATACGCATGCGTTCTGATGCTGTTCCATTTCCACCTGTTTGAAATGTTAGTCCATTAGACTGTTGTTGAATGCGACAATCATAATCTTCTGCTGTAGATGATTTAAAATCAATAAAAGCTGCAGCATCAGTTCTAGCTAATTCAATATTACCATCAATATTTAATCTAACTTCTTGAGTACCACCATCATAAGCAGAAATTGCGCCACGAACATCTAGTTTAGTAGATGCTAAAATACTCGTAGTACCTATCCCTACATTACCACTAGAGTCTATACGCATACGTTCTGTTTTTCCAGTTCCGTTTGCAAATGTAAATATTCCATCTGTTCCATATTGAGAAGTTAATCTAGTAATTCCTGCAGAAGGAAAATCAACAAACATATCTGCATTTGCGTTATCTGTTGCGTGAAGTGCAGTTCCACTACCTGATGTGTGTATATCTAATTTATACAAAGGACTACTAGTACCAATCCCTACATTACCAGCAGAGGTAATACGCATACGTTCTGTTTGCGTAGTGCCGTTCCAGCTATTGAATGCTAATCCAGCACCACCAGCTCCGTAAACAATATTACACTCTGAAGAACCGTTGGAGACATTACCTGTTAAAGTAATGCCATATATGTTAAATCCAGTTGTTACTCCACCACCATTTGAATAGAAAGTAGCTGCATGACCAGAGGTAGCTCTATTTACGAATAGAGTAGTTGTTGGACTACTAGTACCAATACCTACATTACCAGAGGAGTCTATACGCATTTTTTCTGATGATGTAGTTGTGCCTGAAGCTACTGTGTTAAATTGCCAATATGTTCCTTGTGCGGTGTCTGTCCAATTTTCTGCTGCTACTAACTGTATCAGTCCTCTATTAGCTGAAGCATAAGCTGTAGCTCCATATCCACGCCCTGTTATAGAACCAATAATATTTCCAGATATAAGTGCAGTAGGTGAAGCAAGAGTACCATTGGCTCGTCTAAATGTTATTTGTGAATTTATAGCAAAAGTATCAACAGTCATTCCAGTATTAGAAGAATCCTGACCAATTATATGAAATCCATTAGTTGTAATTGCTGGAGTTCCTGTAAATGATGCGTTTCTATTGATAGTTAAATTTGTAATTGGACTTGTAGTACCTATACCTAAATAATTATTAGTATCATCCCAAAAGAAGTTAGCATTGTCTTGTGAGTAAACACCAGATGCACCTGAGAATAGGACTGAACCAGCAGTAAACGCTGTAGATGTTCCTGTACCACCATTACCTACAGCTAATGTGCCACCTAAAGTGACAGCGCCAGTTGTTGCGGTATTTGGAGTAAAGCCTGTGCTTCCAGCACTAAAGCTAGTAACTGATCCAGAGATACTAAATGCAGCAGCATCCCATGCAGATCCTGTCCATACATATAATTGACTTGCTGTAGTGTTGTAATATAAAGCACCAGTTAATAAAGCATTACCATCATTATCTACGCTAGGAGCAGATGATTTAGATCCAAGGTATCTATCATCAAAAGCATCATAACTAGCAGCTGCATTAGTCGCCGATGTTGAAGCTGCACTTGCAGATGTTGCTGCATTAGTTTCTGATGTTAATGCGTTAGACGCTGATGTAGAAGCATTACTTGCAGATGTTGCTGCATTGCCAGCCTGTGTGCTTGCAGATGTCGCAAAGCCAGATGCACTTGTTGCACTTGTAGATGCGTTACTAGCAGAAGTAGCTGCATTAGAAGCCTGTGTTGTAGCAGTAGAAGCAGAAGCAGCAGCAGCAGTTGCACTAGATGACGCAGCAGATGCGGATGAAGCAGCAGCGGTAGCTGATGTGCCAGCGTTACTTGCTTGTGTTGCAGCTGTTGTTGCTGATCCACTTGCAGCAGATGCACTTGATGCAGCATTGCTTGCACTTGTTGAAGCATTTGATGCTTGAGTAGATGCAGTCGATGCGCTAGTAGAAGCATTGCTTGCTTGGGTAGTTGCAGTAGAAGCAGAAGCGGCAGCGTTAGTAGCGCTTGTTGAAGCAGCACTAGCACTAGCAGCAGCAGCAGTAGCACTTGTGCCAGCAGCCGCAGCGTCTACAACTAAAGACCATTTAGCTACGTCAGCATTACTTGATATAGGTTGTGATCCTGTAGATGTATGTGCAGAAATGCAAATATAGATATTGCTATTAGATGTATCTTTAACGATATCTTGTAAGACATATGCTGTGCTTGCAGCCCAATTACCTCTATATGTTCCAACAGCATCTAATGTTTGTGGATTACCAGTAGAGTTAAATGCTAAGAATTTATTAGCACGAGTTGTATTTGCTGGCAACGTCATGTCAATAGATGTAGGATCTGTTACAGGCGCTTTAATAGAACGCTCTGCTGTTTCAGCTACTTGCTGAACAAAGATTACTTCTGAATCTAATTCTGTATTAAGAGTATTGGCAAAGAAATCACCACCAGTTACGAAGTCTGTTGAACGCTGAATAGATCTAGCACCTACAATAGTAATACGATCAGCACCTGTAGCAGCTACTACTAATGTGACTGATCCTTGACCAGTAGTTCCGCTAATGGTTACAGTGTAGTCTGTGGTTAATGTAAGAAGTGTAGTATTCTTGTATACTGCGATATCTGTATTTACTAATATGGGGAATGAAAAGGCATAAGGCCCCACACCCGCAGATCCAGTGTATACGATTCGTCTTGCTACGTTTGTTATTGCATAATCAGCCATCTTTTAGTCCCCTATATACCTCATTACTTCTGTTTCAGAATTGAATCTACCTTCTTTAATCTTCTTTGTGTTCTCTATTTTCTTACGCAACTCAGGATCATTCATCATTAATTCCTGTTCAGCAGCACTGTAAAACTGACTAATAACATGATTAATTGCATCAGCCTTCTCTTTGCGAGTCAAAGAGCTATTTTTGGTTAATATGTTTTCAGACAATTCTAACACTTGCTTCTCTAATCTACCACCCTTTGTAGCAAAATTTATCAAATTATTTTGTTGGGTAGCAGTTAATCTAACACCTTGAATTGTTTGTGGTACTTTAGGTGGCTGTACACCATGCTCAGCCAATACAATATATCCATTAGGTATCTTGCCCTCAGAGGTTTTAAATGGTCCCCATATGTCATATAGGTTACCCTTACCATTCTTCATGGTTTCTCCAGTCAATGGATCACGTGCATAAGGCAATGATTCACTGCAACTTGGATTAGCAGCACATACTGTACGTATAGCTTTAGACCAACCATCTACAGCAGATTGAAGCCCTGGATCTAACTTAGATTCCATTCTGTCTGGAGCTATGTTGCTTCTTTGTGGATGCACCATATTTTCAAGGTTACGCTTAAACCCACTCCATGCCCCACCTACCATTCTTCTTTCGCCATCTATAGTCGCTGGTACACCAGTAGGAATACCTTGAGCTATATATTGTCCATATTCATTAGATGCATTTTTCATAATGTCATATAATAGATCTGCACCATCATTAGCGCGAGATGTAAATATCTTAGTAAACTTAGCCATACCTTGTAGCAATGGATGCTCAGATACATAGTCATGTCCAGCCATAGCAACACCCATAGCTAATCCATCCATTTCACCATCTTTAGGATTAAGGTATGCGTATTCTGCTGTTGTAGCAGACATAGCTACTAAAATAGATATTGGCTCAATGCCTTCATAAGAGATATATATCTTGTCCTTAGTAACGCTAACATTAGTAATCTTCTTAAACATCTCAATCTTTTCTTTGCTTAACTCTCCAGCATTAAAGACTGTAGCAAATGGAAGCCATCCAGTTCTTATCAAAGCTTGACGATCTTCCCATCTATATGGTCCAGCCCCAGTAAGTCTGCCATTCATGGTTTGTGTTCCCATGGCATACATAAAACCAGTACCAACAGCCACTTTAGATATGGCTAAATCTCTATGCTTACCACCCTTATTCCAATTCTTATAAAATCTTGGAGTTAAAAAGAATGTAAATGGGGTTCTCTCTGATGCTGCACCAATGACATTAGATGTGGTGCGCATAAATGGCATAAAGAGTTTCATTAATGGATTATTAGTAATGTTCTCAATAGTCTTTAAACTACCAGTTAATGGCTGTGTACTTGTAACATATCGACCAAAGTCCAATCCTTCTTGAATCATATCTTCAGTAGGATTCTGTAATAGTTCTTCTCTATGTTTTGCTGCTTGTTCAATAGCACTAGGTCTATCCATGCCATCTTCAATCAAAGACTTGAGCATCTTTTCTTCTTCACCAGCAGCTTGCATTTCAATAGAACGCCAATAATGCAATGTCTTAACAAAGTCATCTTCTGACTGTAAGATGCGTCCACTGATTGTTACTGCATTGCCCATGTATTGAATACCGTTAGATACATGTTTATAATCTGGTCCAAGGTCATAAGTAAATGCTTGTCTGCCAGGACGACTAATCTCAGCTTTAGTATACGGATCTATTGTTTTATTATGTCTAAATGAATCCCACATAGCAGAAAATGATTTAGTCCAATATGAGCTATTAAACTTAGCATTAACCATAGCTTCGCTAAGTAATATACGTTCTGTATCTTTTTGAGAATCCCATAATGTAGTTCTTAATTTGCCAACGCCTACACCAACAAAGCGTTCTGGAATATCAAATCCTGATAATGCAGCAGAACCAGTAATATTTCTAATATGAGTCTTAACGCCAGATACTAAGCCTGTAACATATGTTGTAGGTATAATTTCTATCAAGCGTCTACCTACTGATGTTTCTATAGCAGAAGCCATCTCAGTACGTTTTGCTCTATCTGATGTAGCAACATACTTTTCTGCAAATTCTAGTATTTTGTTAGTACCACCATTTTCTTCAATAGCCATTTCAATAAGCTCAGCCTGAGCCTTACTTGGTTTCCTAGCTTGACTTAATACACCTAGTGTTCTAGCTACATCTACTTGTTGCTTCTTTATTTGTCTAGCTAACATACCCTCTAAAGCCACTGCTTGTCTAAACTGAATAAGCAAGTTCTTGTTATAAGAATTGGTACGTTTTAGATTAACAATTTGTTGTCCTAAATCATAAGCACGTTTGCTTACTGTAGTCATAAAATGGAATTGCTTATAGAACTCATATGGGTCAGCAATTGTTTTAGTGTTAGGATCAATGTTGTATTTAGGGTCAGTCATCTTCTCAATAAACTCTTGAGAGTAAACTGGTTGTTCTCTTAATGTATACTCAGGTACTTTTGTACCGTTCTTTTGAGCAGTCTTAGCTTCGCCAGAGATCCATTTCTCTGCCTCAACTTTGTCCCCAAATATTCTAATAGCATTATCACCTGACAATACTGCATATTCAGGCTTGTTAAATTCATCAGCAATTTGTTTGTATGAAATCTTTTTGTATTTATTAAGTCCATCTATTTGTGCTAATGTTTCTATTTGCTGTTTAATGCCATCTTCACTATCAATCATATCAAGATTGAATGTCATTTTAGGAGGCTTACCAGCCATTGGAGCTTTAGGAATTGTATCGAGTATGTCTTGTTCTACAGCAGTGAGCTTAGTTTTCTTAAATACATTCTTCCAATTTAAAGCAGCAACATCAACTTTCTCAGTTTTAAATGCTGGATCTTCTGAGGAAGTCATAATCGTAGAAGATTCTGAGTATGGTTTAGTTGTTTGTTTCTCAGTAGGAGGCAATAGATCATCTAACACATTGCCATACTTAAATTCAAATTCAGTAGGATCAGGTATTTTAGTTCCGTCTGGACGAACAACAATCTCAGGTAAATCTGTAAGTTGATCTATACGTTTATCTAATGATTCATTAGCCATCTTATTTTGCTACGCCTTTCACTAATTTTGACCCACCTTTAATAGCAGCTCCAGTTACCGCAAACTCAGGAGCTAAACTTGTAATTAAACCCATTTCTTCAAATGGCTGCTCAATATTTGGCATGACACCTTGAAGCTCTTTTACTGCTGGTCGTTTAGACATAGGAGGTGTTTCACCTATTAATTCTTTACGCATAGATTGCGTTTCTTCAATGGTTGGCAAATTTTCTAATGGAGCAAAAACAGAATCTTTAGGAATAGGTGTATTCATTCCCTCTACAAATTTCTGCATAACTCCCTTACCTTGCTCATCATTAAACATATTGACTACGCCCTTAATTAAATTAATAGTTTCTTTGGGCGATGCAATAGTTCCCTCAATAAATCCTACAGGAAGATTAATACCTAAGCTTTTAGCAGATTCCCAAATAGCTTTAAGGTTTGCGTCTGCTGGTGCTTCAAACTTAGAAATAGCTTGAGCCTTTTCTAAAGCAACTTTTTTATTGGTAGCAAGTAATGGAGCATCTTTAATCTCTACCATTGCTATTTCTTCTGGAGCTGGCAACAATCCATTGGTATAATAATCCATATACCTTTGATCTAAATCTACCTTCATTGAGGTGTCCCTTCTCTTAAAATACGCTCAAGCGCATTACGCTCTCTAGCAATAGTATCACGTGCATCTCTATTAAGTTTAAGGTCTTTAAGCTTTTCATCTGTAAATAAGTAATAATTGTCTTTAGTAATAATGGTAGCTTTACCATCTTTATCTTTAGGTAAGTTATCGCTTATTGTTTTTAATGCATTGTCTACGTTAGAATTTACACTATCGACTTTATATTGCTTTATAATATCATTAGCAGCTTTAACTTGGTCGAATGGCTTGCCTTCTTTTCTAGCTTTTTCAGCGTCACGAGCTAATGTATCTACCTGTTTATTAACTTCACTCTTAGATAAATTAGGCAACATATAATAATCATTAATGTCTTTTATGCCCATACTAGTATGAATCACTTGCAATCCAGATTTTATTTGAGTTAATTGATTGCTATAGTAATCACCTAATTGGTCATATTGCGTACCAGATATTTGACCTTTTTTGTATAGCCCTTTAAGATCATTAAATCCTATTTCTCCAAATTCAATTTTACGCTTAATAGTTTGACCATATTCTAATTGATCTGCTGTAGGCTTTTGTGGTTGAAGCATAGCTGTAATATCATCACGCGTCATATGTTTTAACTTTTTCATTTCAGTTAATCCTTCCATGCCTGTCATATCGCCACGCGCTACTTTAATTTCAATGTTAGTAATAGCTTCTTCATTAGCCAAAGCTTTTTCATCCATTTGTAATTTCATTAATGAATTAGAATTAGAGACATCTTTAATCAGTTGTTCTTCAATATTTCTTTGAGTTTTCTTTGGCAAAGTAAAGTATAAGTCTGTTAATTTACCTACATTGCCTTTACGCATTTCTTTAAATACATTACTTCCTGGCGGAACAAACTCAGTAGAATTTTTTAAAGCATAATCAATAATACTATTAGAGTATGCAGTATCTTCCATTTCAACAAACTTAGATTTATACTCGTATTCTTTTCCTCCAGTCCTAGCAATTAATGCATCTATTCTATCCTTTTCAGGAGCTAACATAGCTTTAATTTCAATAGGATTACCATTGGTAGCATTAATAACATCTGGCAATACTTGCTCAAACAAACGCAATCCTGTATCAGCTTTGGCTTGATTGTCTGCTAATATATGTTTAGACTTTAAATCTAATGCTTTTTGATATACTGTATATCCTGATGTAGAAGCAGAAGCTCTATACTTCATTGTTTCTTCAGCATCAACAGTAGACAATACTTTAGAGAAGCCATTAACCATGGCATCCATTTCTGTTGTTACTTGATCTAAATCAAATGGAGCGCCTGAATCTAAAGCAGCACTAATCTCTGCAAACTTTTGCCTTGTTTCCAATTCTAAATCTTGTCTTACGCTTTCAGCTTGAACTGACTTGGCTGCTTGTCCAAAGATAGTCCAATCTTCTGAAAATAAATCGTTAGGATTCCTGCCTTTTTTTAATGCATCCCCTAATTGCTGCAATGATGGCCTATTAGTAACACCATAAAGCATGCCTTCTTTTTTAGCTTTTTCAGCAACCCCTTTAAAAGCAAAGTCAGATATCTTATTTAAACTTTCAGATAAAGATCTTGATGCCTTAATGCTTTCTTGCATACTAGTAAATTGTATGGTTGGCATATCTGCATATAGTATGCCTGACTTCTGATAACGTGGATTATCTGCCATATTATCCTATCTCCAATTTCAGACCGCCAGAAGCTGGCGCTGTACCAAATAAACCACTACCACCAGATGAAGCAGTTTTCCAAAATCCTGTTTTAGCTACAGATGCACCAGCCATAGCAAGATCACCTAATGCACTCATTGTGCCACTACGTTTAACGATAGAAGCAGATTCACGCAATATATTGGCTTGAATATTACCAAAAGTAATAGAATCTCTAGCGTTATCTATATCACGCATAAACTCTACGCCACCGTCTCTTTCATTGACTTGACGAATTAATGCAGAAGATCCTTCAAGACCTTTAACGCCACCAGCATAATTACGTGCAACTACAGCAGAATTTGCAGCTCTTACTTTTTTTAATGTTTCATTAGCTCTTTGCGAGTATTGCAATGCTCTACGTTCGTATTCAGCCTGAGTTTGTAATGCTTGCAGTTTATACATCTGAGCTTGAGCAGATGCCTGCTGCATTGAATTTGAAGCGCTAAGAATTGATGACCCAGCAAATAATGCTACTTCCCATGACATAATTAAGTCCCCTGATGTACTGCTATTTTATATTCCATACCCAATAATGTTAGCTTTAATGGAGCGCTTTGAGTAATAGTTATTTTAGCTTCGTTGCTATATCCAAGTATACCATGTAATACTTTAGTTCCTGTAAAATCTGGCACATCTGAATCTAATGTTAAAGGTGTATCAAATGATCTAAATGGAACTTCAATGCCATTAATGACCATATTTTGAGTATCTAATACAAGAGCATTAACTTCAACAATGCGCTTTTTAAAGCCTAATCTTGAACCTGTTTGAATCTTAATATCTACTGGCATAGTTGTTGCTTCTACTGTAATTGGCAATCCTATTTCATAGGATGATGTAGACGCACGTGGAAATGTTACTGTGCCTCCACCTGGAACTGTTTGATTAGCCTGTACAATGCCATCTAAAATAATATTAACGCTTTGTCCTATTAAATGGGATACTGAAGCACTAGCTGCTGCCCCACCAGTAACAGCAGAATCTGTTAGCAATGAATGCTCTAATCTTTCTACATAATACTGATCCACACCACTAATCGTACGTTTTACAACACTATATATAGCAGTAATATCTACGCCAACATCAATAAAACTTCCGTTAGTAGTGACTAACTCAGACGGAGCAATAACATTTTGTGATCGCATTAATGAAAATGCAGCTATTGATCCATCATCACTATTAGTCATAAGTAACAAATCATTTTCGTCAGTATCCACTGCGCGTCTTAAAGACATGCGCGTTGGAGTTTTAAGTAAGTGACCAGCTAAAAGTGATATTTTAGATGTAACATATGTTAATTGTGTATCTGAATATGCAATCTCTGATAACGATTTTCCTTGTCTTTGCACAAATAATACGCCAGATTCTAATTGTTGAACTCTTACACCAGGTTTAGATCCGTTTCGGCTAGTAGATCCTAAAAAGAATGATGTAGGTGTAATAGGCTCAAGACCTTGTTGTGGTACATAAAACTCACCACCTGTTGTAAATACAAGTAAATCTCTACCAGAGATCATATCTGTAATAGCGTTAAATGTATTAGTATCTAATGTTGCTTCTACTGCATCATCATCCAATCCCTCTGCTGCTTCAAACTCAAAGAATAATCCAGCTCGAGATCCCCAAATAGTAGATGGTCTTGACTTAGATCCGCCAAAGTATAAGCGACCTTGATGAAATGTTACCGTTCTTGGATAGCCACGAGTAGCTGACCATACTGCTTCATACCCTGTTTCTAATTCCCATAAACCATTTGCAACAGCAGTTGTATCAAAAAATGGAAATTCAGTTACAGCGTTTACAGAAGTAGAGCTATTAAATTTAATAATCTTTGCTCTGCCTTGTGGAGATGCATTGACATATTGACCTACATGACCAGCAACAAATATACCAGCAGAAGATGATAATGTGACTTTGCCAGTTACTGCTGAAGGAGTAAGAGTGCCTGCTGGAGAAGTTACAGATATACTAAATGCATATTTTGGAATGCTATCAAAACTTAATGCAGATGCAGTCCATGTAGCATCTGTGCCTCCGCGAACAATTTTAACAGGGTTAATATTTTCTTGAGTGACGATTAATGTATCTGCTGATTGAGTCCAGCACATTTCATTTAATCTAGCTGCGGTTAAACCAACTCCAGATGTATCAAGATAAGGATTGCCAGATCCATTAATGTTAGTAATTAAAGCACCATTTTTATACACAAACATACGATTATGTGTAAAACAAAGCATATAACTATCTGATGTAGAAAACTCAAACGAAACTAATCTAACGCCATTAGCAGCAGATTCTGCTCCAGAATTAGGTAAAGCATTAATATAGCGTGTTCCAGATCTGCGTGTAATACCACCTTGTGGTTGGCATAATACATTTTTAGCAGTCTCTAAAGCATTCTCATATGCCTTTAAGTCTACCCTAGCCCTCATTAAAGGGTCTAGTTCACCTGTAGTAAAGTTTGTTTGTAATGTAACAAAACGAGCCATTAATATCTCACATTAATTAATGAGAAATCATTAATAGCATTAATTGGCTGTCCTTGTCCGTCAATATTCATAGCTTGACGCATATAACCACCACGACCATTCTCTGATGGAGAGCCTACTGCTACGCCTTGCCAATATTGAGCCTTTTCTGTTTGATCTGTAATAGGCACTGATAGATGCCAAGCCAATAAGTATTTAAGCAATTGTACAAAAAATACTGGCATAGATGACTCTGAAACAGAGTATTGATAATCTACCCATACTTCTTCGTAATTAGTTAAAACTTTATCGCCCATAATGCGATAGTCATTTCTAACAGGCGATCCTACTTCATTAGCATCATAGACTGCTCTTGGAGAGCCTAGTCTATCTGATGGTAATTGATATTCGTATTTGTATTCTGTAACTGGTATAGTGACCAGTCTAGCACATTGAACTTTTTTAAATGAAAAAGACCAAGGATACATCATTAATGCTTGATCTCTAATATCTGGATATAGTCTATCGCATATAGATGCTTCGTCTGTACCTTCGGTAAAAGACGCAATAGGTTTAGCACCTAACATTAATAGTGAATCAGAACATACTGATAATGCTGAATCTCCAGCTGCCATACTCTATCTCCAAATGTAAGAATAAGGCGAGTGCAAAACACCCGCCCTACCCAAGTTACTTACTACTATACAGTTTTTTAGTCTGTATCTGTTGCTGTTACTGTTAAACCATCAGATACGTCTACAACGCCAGATGCATTTGATAATACAAATACAATGCTCATTGTAGGAGTTGCTGAATCGTAAACAAAAATGATGTCGCCCACTTTTAAAAGTGAAGAAGCATCATTAAAGTAAGCAGCTGTGTTTACTGTAGCGATTGCATCAGCGCTAGTATATGTCCAAATTTGCGGAGCATTACCAGCCTTTGATTGACCGCCAGCAGAGTTTAAACCAGTTGATGAATAAGCCATGTTTTAATCTCCTTAAATTATGCTGATTCGCGGCATGTGAGTTGAACAATACCCTCAGCATCAATAGCAGTTGCAGTCGCAGAGAATACAGCATTCACAAGGAATGAAGTTTTTTCTGGAATGTAATTGATTTCTGTGCGAGGAGCGATACCTTCTGCGTAACCAACAGCGTCTTTATGGAATGCAAAAACTTTGCGATCTAAAGAACCGTCAATTGGTAAACCACCTTCTGTGCGATCACCCAATAAATGGAATGTAAAGCCTAAGAAAGTATTTAATTCACCAGCTACGAGAGCCTTAACTGTATTAAAGTCAGAAGAAGTTACTGCTGTTTCTGAAAGTAATGAAGCCAAGCTGTTACCATGAAGAACAATATGACGACCTTCTGGTGGTACGTTGTTTTTGTCTAATAGACGTTTAGCTTCACGTAGTTTAGCTACGCTTAGGTTAGTGTCTGAACCACCAATATCGTTAGACACTGTTAATGATGTTGATGAGTTTACAAGCGCATCAATAATCATTTGATCTTGTCTACGACCGATAGCGTTAGATACTAATTGTACTAATTCTTGTCTTTCGTCAAAGTTTACTTTTTGTTGCATAAAGATGTCAGAATATTCTGCTGCATTCCAGTCTGCTAAAGTAGCAGTTACTTGACTCCAACCAGCATTCAATGGTGATACATCTGTTTGTGGGATTCTTAAAGTAGCAACACCTCTGCCGACTTTAGGAAATTTTACTACTGAGCCTTCAACACCGCGTCTTTGGCGAACTGCACCAACTAGCTTTGCCTTACCTTGGTAAGCCTGTTTAACTTCGGCATCAAAGAGCGTTACAAAAGCATTAGATAATCCAATAGCCATGTTAATTCTCCTAGAATTGATAAAAATAAAGTTTATCGCTTTGGTTAGCCAGACAAAACCTGGGCCAGTGCTTGCTATTTACGATAGCCAAACGACAAGACGACTTGTGTGAAGGGTTGCGAATGCAATTAGCCTTGCAAAGTTTTTAGCATATTTTGCAAAATTATGCAAGTATTTTGCGTAAAAGACAAAAAAAGACCCACCGAAGTGGGTCAAAACAACTACAGAGTCGTACTATGAACCAAAGTTAGATTGGAACATTCTTTCTACTTTAGAACGGTAAGCTGGATCTGTTTGGTACTTAGGATCTCCTACCATTGCATAAAGTTCTTCTTTTGATGGAGCGCCAGATATTGGAGCGCTATCTGTAGGTACACGACCTTCGTATGATGATCTAAGTTTTTCTAAAGCAGCCAAGCCTTTTGCTGTGCCACCCATAACTTTAAACTCATCAAAATCGTCTTTACCCCAAATTCCTTTATTAACTAAACCACTAGCCCATTTAACCATGCCATTGATACGTGCATCTGCGTTAGGACCTAATGATTTCTTTTCTTGCTCTAAGTTAATTGAGAAAGATTGTTGCTGATTAACGCCCATTTCTACCACTGTACCAACTAAATCATCTAATGCAGCTTGGCTTACACCATATTCTTTTGCCCAAGATAATACGTGGTTACGTACTGGATCTTCTGCTGGAATATCTTTAAATGATGCTACATCATAATTACCATCTACTGGAGCTTTATGTTTACCTTGTGAGATTTGTTTGCGTAAGTCTGACCATGATTTAGCCATAGCCTGTAAATCTGGCTCTGCTTCATCTTTCTTCCAAAAATTCTCTGGCCACCAATCAGGTCTTTCTAATGGATCATCATCATCTTCATCTGTTGCTTCAAGATGATTGATTTGTACTGCGTTAGGATTTGCTTCTAATGTTTCTTTTTCGACTGATACGTTGTCGAGTAGGCCAGTTTCTTGAGATACTTCCTCATCGCCACTAGGCTCGATGCTTTCGTCTATCATTACATTTTCCTTGCTCTAATTAGCTTTGCTTCTAAATCTCTTACTATGCTATTCTGACCTTCTCGGTAGTAAGCATAACTAGAATCGCTACCAGGCAAAGCAACTGGTTGCTCTAAAACAGTTTGACGAAGCCATGCCATAAGCTTAGCTCCATCTTCGCTTCCTAATACTTTTAATGCTAACCTATCTAAATCTTCTCTTGCTTGACTGACATCTCTAACATCTAATGGCAATGCTTCTAAGTCATCCCATCCAGCCATTACATCACTCCTTGACTAGCTGCTTCAACCATACCAGGAATTGCCTCTGGATTTTGTTGAGCAACTTGTTGTGCCATCTCAGCAGTTTGTTGTTGTAGCATCATACGTTCTTCTTTCGTATTACGTATCTTTTGTGGGATACCTAACTTCTCAGCAATAAAGTCCATCATCTCATCTGTTTTAATAGTCATAGCAGCTTGAGGTCCAGCTTGTTGTACGATCTGTGCATATTGCAATACATTCTGCACATCTTCCATGCTTTGAGCCATAGCTAATGGTGCTACTGCTGACACTTTAATTTCAAGTCCATTAACTTTAAGAGGCAAATCAATAAGACCACGTTGATCCATGACTCTTAAAATCTTAGTAACTAATGGTATCATCGTTTCATTTATCAGTCTACCAAAAGCAGAGCCTAAGTTTTGTGATAATTCCTTCATACGCTCTACAACTTCTGTAGCAGAACGAGCTGACATATTATCTGGTGGTAAGGATTCATCAAGTAAGATACGCTTAATGCTTAGACGTAAGTCATTCATAATAATTTGAGATACATTAAAATCACCAGCACGTGGCAATGGCTTTAATGATTCGCCTTGTGGGCCACCATTACGAGCAACAGGAATGATTGCACCAGGAATAATCTTAACTGTATTAGGATTTAATACGCCATCATCAGCAGCTGTATAAACACCAGCAATAGCTAATGAAGCATTCTTGAGCAATAACTCTAATGTCTTATTAAGTGTTTTAATATCTGGCAATGCAGTGATTAATGGACCGCGACCATAGATCTCACCAGCTACTTTTGCATAGCGTGATACAATCCATGGACTTTCTTCCATACGTCTATATACTAATTCAGTCTTAGATTCTTTATGAATAACGTGATAACAGAAATCACCACGCTTTTGATCTAATACTGTAGCTTCAATAAACTCTAAATCTTCTGTTGGCTTTTGGTCAATCTTCTTTTGCAAGTCATCTGGAATAACTGCATCAGGCCATTGACGCATAATAGACTCACCTTTAAGACGCATACGTCTATATACATTGTCTACTTGACCATTAGCACCTTCTTCAAATGATACTAAGAATTGTGGCACAGGAATGAAGTTAAGTGGATTAATATCATCACCTGGTTGTACCATCATTACAGCAGTACCTACAGATAGATCAAGTAAAAACTCGCCAATAGCAATATCAAAGTTTGATTGCTTGAGTGATGCAAACAATTTATCTGAGTAAATATCTAATGCTGCTTGTGCTTCTTCTTTGCGATCTTCAGGAATATCTGGTCCTGGTTCAAGTCTGCACCACTTACGTTGTGGTGGGAATATGCCAGATTGCATACGATTAGCAAATCGTTGTGTAGAGTTAATAGCTGTAGAATCGAATACACGATTCATTTTCTTTTGACCGCCTACCTTACCTTCGTAGTATCCGTCATAAAGATTACGTTGTGGTAACGCAAATTCGTAGCATTCCTCGTATAGACTTCTAAAGTCCTCTTTTTTTGTTAGCGCTTTATCATGTCTTTTTAAAACATCATCTGCGGATAATCTCATCATTTCTGCCATATTAATCCCTATGATTTCTTATTTTTATTTGCAAAGTTTCTTGCTGCTTCTTTACTACCAAATCCCCAAGCTTTTAAAGCTAACTTCAATCGAGTAGGCCTACCCTTATCATCTACTAATGGACCATCCATTCCACCAAAACGAGCAGCAAAAGACACGCGCCTAGGATTTGTACCACTCTTGACTGGAGATTGTAAGTTACCACCCTCTTTGCTTTCAAAGTGTTTTCTGCCAGCCTCATTCAAACCACCTTTAGGATTTTGATATTTCTTTAATGGCATTATTCATACCACTCAATCATCGCGTGAGCCATATGTGATTGACCACTTTTATTTGTTAATCTAAATAAATACGTTGTTAATGGTTTTAATACATATTGAAACGAAAATGCATCACCTCCAACAGCTTGACCCCCAGATCCTCCAGCAATAAACTGAGCAGCTAATACAGTTCCTGTAGACGTTACTGTTGGGTCAATAAGAGCAGCGCTAGCACTTACATTAGTAGATGGTCTATATCTATTAATAGCTGTAAATGAAGTTCCTCCAGTTACAGTTGCTCCCTCATAAATTCTAAACTCTGCATCTCCACCACACTTTACATCAAAAACTAAATGCGGCGTTTTACCAGCTGCCCATGCAATAGCAATATCCATATTGGCATTATTTGCTAATTGATTTGCTGATCCATGGAAATCATATACATAATATGCACGACCTTCGTGCAATCGAATATGATTAATATCAGCTACAGGAAATGGCTTTTCAGATCCAGCTACAATCTGATTGTCATTTTGGTCAATAAATGTTGGAGTAACAAATATTGATTTAGTATTATCAGACTCTCTAAATACAGTAATTGCCATTAATCTTCTTCATCTTCTTCTGGCATTTCATCTATCATGCCTTTTTTATTTTCTTTGGCTTTTTTAGCTAATAGTTTTGCAACATAAACAGATAACTTTTTATCTTTAAGATCTTCTTCGTCTAACTCAATTGAAATTTCTGTTTTCATTTTTTCTTAGCCATTCCAGCTTCGCTCATAGCAATTGCTACTGCTTGCTTTTGTGATTTAACAACTGGGCCACCTTTACCAGAATGAAGTGTGCCAGACTTATACTCACGCATAACTTTTTTAACCTTAGCTTGCATTTTGTCTTTTTTCATTTTAGTTTTTTCCTTAACCCTAACATTGTTTCATCTGCTAAACCACCAGAACCTGATACGCCTAATGCTGGCAATGATCCTACTGGAGAAGATGCTGCTGCTCCACCAGCTTCACCACCAATTAAACCACCAGTAACGCGAGACAATCTTTGTGTTGCTACATCAGCACGCGCTTTTTCTCTTTGTACTTTTTCAGATTGCCCTTTAAGTTGCTTTCTAGCTGACTCAAGGTATGTAGAACTACTACTTTGTAAATCAGATGAATATCTTGCATTCCACCATGACTCTGGTTTTAAAATAGCTCTTTGAGCAACACTTGAATCAACACCATATTCAGACATAAAGCCTTTATAAATAGCTTTGCCTTTAGAAGATTTTTTACTTGGAACAACTAATCCTTGTGCTACAGCTTCTACATAAGAAAGATTGCGTTCTGCCATACTATGCTCCTAATTTTTCTTCGTCCATTGGTAATCCAGCTTCTGGAGTTAATCTTTCTTCTGCTAATAACAAACGTGAACCACCACGCGTTGATCTTGCTTTACGTTTAGCTGACAGTTCTTCTGATAAATCACGTTTTTCTTGCTCAGCTTGCGCTCTTAATCTTTCAGTTTCTTTGCGTTGCTGCTCAATTTGAGCTTGCATTGCTGAAGTATCTGGTTTACCACCACCAAACATTCCACCCATTACGTTCTCCTTAAAATATTATAATCTTCTTTATCCGCACTGTATTGTTTTAAAACGCCTTCAGATTGGAATCCAAGAGCTTTTGCCCACCTAATAGCACGAGCATCAGAGGTTTTAACAGTTATTTGTACTCTGTGCAAGCGAAATAATATCTCAACGATATCAATAAATGCAATTCCAGCTTTAGTCATAGCAATTGGATATCTACGAGATTCCTCTGATAGCAAAGACCATGCCTCTCCTACGCCATTCCATATTATAACGCACCCAAAAACAGCTACAGGCTTGTTATGTACAAAGGCAGTAATTGCTGGACCCATTGAAGATTGGTATTGAATATGCGTTTCAAATGACTCTCTGCTTAAAGATGCTTTGGTATACATCTCCGTACCATTTAATTCACTTAAATGTTGCATAAAAAATGGTAAATAATACACACCACGTACATTTGGCATGTATGGTAATATTTGTTGTATTTCAGTCAAAAACATTAAAGTCAGATCCAGCTACAGTTTGAGCGACAACAGTTGATGCAGACAATGGACTCTTAGTTAATCGTTTATGTTCGCCACCACCAAGTAGTAAGTAACCAAAAGCATCACCTACGTGAGAGTGTTCGTTTTTGTTAGGTGCATCTTTAAATCGTTCTTGTCCAGCACCAACAGCTACACGTTTGAAATGGTATCCACCCGCTAATGACTTACGAATCATTTTGCATTTAGTTGAAATCATAAGCCCAGGTTTACCAGCAATAAGTCTTTGCATAGGTGCGGCTGCTGCTTCTCGTCTTACTTTAAAGTCATTAGATGGTGTAGGTTGTGCGCGTAAGCCTAAAGTTCTAAGATAATCAAATGCAGTCACTTCGTAAATAGCATCTCGTTGCATACCCGCTGGATCACCCCACATCATAATCTGTGCTTTAGGATAGCGAGCATTGAGTTCTGCTAATAACTGCTGACCAAATCTTTCTAATCCCATATCAAATGTAACTATCTCATCTAAAATAATCCATCTACCATTAGGTAATCGTTGTCCTACAACTGCGGCTGGTGTCAAACCAAAGTCAAGACCCACTTGCAATGCATGCTCAGGATCATAATCGACTTCACCACTCATAGAACTATCGTCATACTCTGGCCATAC